GTGTTTTGCGAACTCATAGAACTCCGTCGCGCCGGCCTTCGCCTGGCGCCCAAGGACTGGCCCGAGCCCGTCCGGGGCGATCTGCGCGTCGAGTATGAAAACGGCAAGACAAACAACAGCCGTCGCAACATGCGTGTTGCCACTGTCTGGGTCAACTGGAGCTGCTCCCATGTAATCCCGGGGCCTCGCTTGGCAGAGCCAGTGCTGCTTGACGTCCTGGGGGACGCGATGCTGTGGCGCGGCCATGTCTGCGCTCGTACTGATGAGGGCATCGCCGAATACGAGCAGATGTGGCTGATCCGCCCGCTGGCATCCCTGGATGTTGCTCCGCTACCGAAATTTGATGCCGCTCGCTTTTCGCCGAAGCTGCCAGCAACTCTCCCGCCTCGCTCCGAGACGCCCAGCGTTGCAAGGCAGTGGCATGCAGAGCAAGGGCGCGAGATGCCGTTCACACGCTGATAGGAGACAGTCATGCACCCGCCGCTGATTTATCCGACGATTCTCCGCATGCACCCCTGGTTCGGCCAGCCAGAGGAAGAGTTGCTTCCGGGTCGACCAGAGGATTACCGCATCGAGCAGGAGGACAGGGACTGGTTCGTGGTGCGCGGCCCAGGCGGCCAGGTCGTGCACAGCGGCCTCGGCCCGGTCCAGATCCTGCCGGCGCGCAATGGCTGACGGCCTGATCTGGGGCGGCCAGCCGACCACGCCGGGCTGGTATGCCTGCGTCGTGGACTACGGCCGCCTACCCTTCCCTGCTGCGAGGCGATGGACCGGCACCCTCTGGGATGACGAGCGCGGCATCAAGGCCTTCGACGGCCCGCACGAATCGGCCGACGAGGCGCTGGATTGGGCGATGGAGCGGTGCCCGGAGGACTGACGGCACAATGCCCGGATGAAATTCATCGCGCTACTGATCACTGTTGCAGCGCTCCTGTATGGCGCTTCACGGCTTTCCCACATACAGATCGGCGAGCGCGCCACTGGCGGCTATGACGGCGCGTCGATGACGCCGCAGCAACGGGTAATCCAGGCCGAGAAGGAGGCCCGCGAGGCGGCAGACGCCGCTCAGGCAGCGGCGATGCGGCAAGCCGAGTAGTCAGCTGGGGGAGGCACAATGCCGGCCATGGTAGTCGATCCAACACATCCCAAGCACACAGTCCACCAGCGCGTCGTCGCCGGCTTCATGGGCCACTGGAAAGCACACGGCAGCGACAAGTACCCGCAGCGCTTCCGCCTGCCGCCCGAGGAGCTCTACCATCTCGACCACGTCATGCACAAGGGCGAGCACCCGGGAATCATGTGGGGCGTGCCGCTCGAAGCTGACCCCACAACCCGAGGCGAGATGGTTGCAATCGACGGCTCAGTTGTGTCGATAGCGCCGGCTGACCCGGCGCCTGCGGCTTAGGCGCCAGCCGCCAGCTTGTCGCGCAGCCGGAAGCCCAGCAGCGGCCAGACCTTCTGCACTGCGTTCTCGCGTGCGATGCGGCGGCCGATGGCGGCGTCGAAGTTCTCGGGGGACGCGCAGGCCGACTCGCCTGTGACGGTGAAGCCGTTGCGCAAAACCAGCACACAGAAGGTCAGCAGGCCCAGGGCAGATGGAGGGGTCGTATCGCCGACCACAACCAGGCCACGCCGGAGACTCGCTTCACCTGCAACGCCCTCCGCCGCAGTGAAATAGTGCTCGCTGATGATCTCCCGCTGGATGTCGTCCGGCGTGACGCGCGGCGCAGTTTTTCCCTTGGCCTGGATCTCGGCTTCAACGGCGCAGTCGCACGGCCCAGCCGGCATGGCGGGCTCGTTGTGCACGGCGCAGTCGGAGGCATGGCTGCAGCCATTGCTGCCGCAGGTGTGTTGTGTCATGGATTGCTTTCTGTGGTGGTGCCGACATCCGGCCGGCGTCGGGCCGTGACGGCTCAGAATGCGGCGATGCGCTCGCCCAGCACTTCGGAATAGGCCTGCATCGCAATGGCCTGTTTCTGCAGGCGATCCTGTTCGTCAGCCGGGAGGCCGGAGAAGATGGGGTTCGAGAAGAAGGCCTGCAGCTTGGTGGAGCGGTCATCCAGTTCGGCCTTTTCATCGAGCACGCGCTGCTGGTGCGGCGGCACATCGCTGGACGCCAGCTCGGGCATGTCCAGCGCCGTGCGCACGAAACAGTCCTTAGCCTCCAGCAGTTTGCGCATGCCCGCGCTCTTTTCGGGGCCATCGGGCAGCAGGCTTTCCAGCTGCGCGGCCAGCAGGCCCAGGGGCTTGGCCACGGCTTGCAGCTTCATCGGCAGGTGAGCGTGGGCGAAGTATTTGGCGGTGGTAGAGGGCATATCAGTCTTTGGGGAAAGTGCCTGCGGCCGGCAGGCTCGGGATCACGGGCCAGGCGGCGCCGAGGGTTTGGACATCAGCTGCGTGCCCTGCAGCCGCTGCTGCCATGTCCCCATACGCTGCGCGGCAGTCTTCAAATACGACTCCGAGGGCAGTGGCGTACTCAAGGACGGCAGCAGGGGGAGCGTTGGCAAGTCGGCGGGCGGCATCTGCGGATTGCTCGCGCAGGCCGTCAGCCACAGAGAGCAGCTGGTCAAGATCACGGCGCAGCAGCGCCTCGCGGTCACGGGCGGCATTGAGGGCTCCTTGGTATTTGGTGGTCATGGCCTTCTCGGCCTGGCGCATGCGGGCGTCGGCCGCGCGCTGCGCGGTACTGATGGCCAGCTGCTGGGTGGTGGTTTCCAGCCGGGCCTCGGCCAGTTCGGCGCCCAGGCGCGCGCCCTGGAACTGCCATGCCAGCATGGCGGCCACGGCGGCGGCGCCCAGGTGGGTGTAGAGCGCGGGGGTCACCGCCCGCCCCTCCACCAGTACCACCACATTGCCCAGAGGATCGGGTTCATTACTGGGCCTCCATACACGCGGCGTGCCGCGCCTGTTGACGGGTCCAGACGCCGCGGCAAACCTTGTTGCCGGGCGTGCTGCAGTCGTAACGCCAGCGCTTCGGGCGGCCGGCCGCATCCCACTGGTAGGGCTCCCAGCCCGGCCCCTCGCGCTTGGGGCTGGTCATGAAGCGATAGCCCAGCAGGGCCCCGCAGGCGGGCGCGAACTGGCCGACCAGCAGATGCGTGCGCATGGGACTGGCGCGCCAAGCGCCGATGCCGTACTGGTAGGTGAAGTCCAGGTAGATGTCGTATTCCGCTTGGTACAGGGCTACGCCCGGCAAACTGGCGCGAAACATGGCCTCGTCCTTGGACGTGTGGCTACGCACCAGCTGCAGCGCACGCTCGCGCGTGATGGGCGGATCGGTCATCTCCACAGGCGTGCCATCCTCGTAGACCGTGGAGCCGTGCCCGATGGTCGGCCGATCGCCCTGGGTCGGGATGTGCGGGTCAGGCCGGAAGCCCTCCACACCCAGCGTGGCCAGCAGGCCGGCAGCCGATACCGTGAGCGCGGCGACGGAAGTGCGCGGGGCCTTGCTCACAACACCCCCATGTCGGTTGGAGAGGTGTCTGGCTCGTCATGCACGGGCCGGATCGGGATGCCAGTCTTGCGCATCAGCTCCATGCGCAGCGCATGCTCGGCAGCTTCCTCTTGCCGGCTGGCAGTCGCACGCCTGCTGGCCTCCCGCCTGTAGTACCAGTTCACCAAGGTACCCAGAAGCGCAATGCAGATGCCCAGCAAGCCGATGGCTTGGGAAGAGGCGAGCCAGCCGAGAAAGCCAACGACAGCCCCGCCGCCGGTGGTGCGACTGCCTGCCGTTGCGAGCGTGTCGAGGGTTTCAGTTTTCATGGCCCCGATGATTCCGGGGCCTGGCCTTTTCGGCGAACCCTACACGGGGGCCGCAGGCCAGCCGGCCGCGACATCGATCTGCGACAGCGCCAGGGCGTCGTCGGCCGCCGCATCGATCTGGTCCTCGATGCGCTGGCGCGTGCCCGTCAGCAGGCCGTGCACCTGCCGGTACTTGTCGTCCTTCTCGCGGATGCGCTTGGCCAGCACCAGGCGGTCCAGCCCACGCGCCAGCGCTGCAGCATCGATCCAGGGCGTGGCCGCCGCCGGGTCAGCCTCCAGCGCCCTCGCCTCCTCCGTCTGCACGGGCCAACTCTCGCGCTCGCTCAGGGGGTAGCCTGCGGCGATCACCTGGATGTGCTTGCGGTACTCTGCAGCCAGGGCCAGACGCAGGCCCGCCGCGATCTCGGCTGCCGGCCGCAGTTCGGCAGGTAGCGGCACGCCGCCGGCTGCGAGCCAAGCGCGGTACTCGACTGCCTCGGGATTCGGCGGTAGGCCCCGCGCATCAACCAATGGGATGGTTGCTCGCACGCCGTCGCTCCAGCGGAATACGTGCCCCATTTCGCTCGAAAGCTGGTAGCTGATCATGCGTATTCACCCCCGCTGGTTCTAGTCCCCGCCGCATTGCCAGGCAGGAAACTGTCCCCCGCCCCATTCACGTTGATCATCGAATTGCCCGCAGTGGTGAAACGTGAGCCGGTTGCAGAACCTGTGAATGTAGGAAGTACGACGCGCGCATAGCTCAGCGAGCCAGCGTAGATAAACGCCGCCGCAAAGGATCGAGAGCCAGTAAGAGTGAACGCCACAAGTGTGGTGTCGAGGAAGCCGTTATCGAGGTTTGCAAAGGATGGGGCGTTGCCAAT